ATATATATATATATATATATTATATATACTCCTAATAGTTATATTAATATATACTAATACTAGTTAGTATATATATTATTATATCTGTATATTAATATGTATGTATATATTAATACTAGTCAGTATGTATATTAATATATATTAATACTGTATTATGTATATATAAATATATTCTTGTATGGGTATATTATTATATTATTGATTACCCCCGTAGGGGAAAACTTGGGTGGCTGCGCTTGGAGTGGGATACCCGCCACCCACAAGAGGAGAGAATATTGGGGGTATATCTCTTATGGGATATAGACAAAGCTAGAATATGTACTATACTTTTGGTGTATACTTAACATTTTCTAGTTGAACCTACTTCGTAGGTGAGGTAGGTGAGGCGGAGAATAGAGACCATAAACTCCGCATTAAATAAGCCGAATATAGTGAGGAGTGGAGCGAAGTATGAGCGACGACCCCCGCCAAAACTGTCCAAGAGGTGTCTAATAGGTTATAGAGAGGTAGGAAAATGCTTAATATGGATTTTGATGCACTCTACAGAGAAAATAGAGCAGATGTATTCCACCAGATAGAAAGAATGGTGAATAATCAGTCAGTGAGTGAAGAATTAACACAGGATGTATTCGTTAAGGTGTTGGAAAACCTAGATTCTTTTGAGAATAGAAGTGAAGTTAGTACATGGTTACATAATATAACCAAACATCATGTGTTGAACTACCTCAGAGACACTAAACAGCAACGAGATCATGAGGTTATGAGTATAGATCGACTTCCAGACTCACTACAGGCAGAGGAAGTTGAAGATAAAGTAGAATTAGATTACTCAATACTACCTCCAAGGCATAGACAGTGCATTGAGAAGTGGATACAGGGTAGGAGCAGGAAGGAAATAGCTATACGGATGGGCATATCGGAGTTCACAGTTAAATCATACGTAGAAGAGTCCAAGAAGTTGTTAATACGTAGCTATGTTGACATTTAAGGAAATACAGATACATAATAACCAATTGAACCAACCAAAGGTTGTATGAAATGCCACTTGAAGATCTCTCCCAACCAACACTGAAGGATAAAGAAGTTCTGCTTCCATACCTCAAATCTATTCCCGGTCGTGTGGTAGAGCATACGAGTCGCAGGATAGATGATCTGGTGGGTGTACTGGAAGAACACAGACAGGCTGGACCACTGCCAACACTACAGGATCTGGAGACTAGATATGAAGGTCAAGAGATCCCGAGTATGAAGGAATTGATGACTGGAGCTACAGAGAAGACTCTGGATATTATGAATCCAATGCCTATATCTGGTCTGGGTACAATCATCGGTAGAGGTGGTAGAGGATGGGATAAAGAGTTAGAGGGGATAGCTAGCTCCATGTTGAAGCAGGGTAAGTCAGCTCAGCAGGTAGTGCAGGAGACGGGGTACTTTAAGGACTTCGCAGGCAACTGGAAGACTCAGATTAGTGATGCAGAGTCTCAACTGAAACCTCTGTTACAGGAGAATTACACCAATTGGCAACCCAAAGCTGGTTCTTCACAGCCTATGCAACTGGGTAATGCCATCAAGCACAATGAATTATTCTATGAATATCCCGAGTTAGCTAGTAAAGTACAGGTTAAGTTCTCCACTGAAGTTAATTATGCAGCTTATAATGCCTCAGGTAGTGAGATCCTGATCAACCCAAGAGGGGTTAAGAAGTGGCAAGCAAGTATGGAGAAGATGGGTAAGCATATGTCAGAGGATGAAATACTGGCTACCATGATCAACCATGAAACTAATCACGCTATACAGGCTCTCGAAGACTTACCGGGTGGTTCTACCTCAGCTTGGATGAAGGCACAGAAAGAAAAACTGCCTCAGTTCAAGAAGGAATTGAAGATACACATGGCTGGTTACAAAGCAGCCACAAGAGGTTCCAAGGAAGCTAACTATAGACTGGATAAGATGGATGAGTTGAATGAGCACATCAAGTTCTTTGAGCGTAATAGTGCTGTAGATGATGATCTGTTGTACAGGAATACGCTGGGAGAGGCAGACGCATTCTGGTCACAGAGTATGAGGACAGATCCAGATGTGATGTTCAAACTCCCTGAACACTATGATCCCACCAAAGGTACGCAGAAGATGGAGTGGGCACACCCCAGCTTTAAGCCAGAACAGTCAGCCATAGTCAATCCACAGAGCAGATTCGCACGAGGTATTGAACCATAATGGCTAGGAATTATACAGCGGAACGCTTGAGGGAATCAAAGGCACGTAAGACGGCAAGAAAAGCCAGAGGTCGAGCCAGATACAAGAAGATTAAAGCTGGCACAGCCAGCGTCGGAGATGGTAAGGTTGTACATCACACCAAGCCCATAAGCAGAGGTGGTACAAGTAGCAAGACTGTAGTACAGAGTAAAACCGGAAGTAATCGTGAAGGTGGTAAGGTACAACCCAAGAAAGCTAAAGCAAAGGGTGGCCGTAATTCAAGGAGCAAACGATAATGCCGAGCACAAGTAAATCAGGAGTAAATAGGCTTGCTCTCAGCAAGAAACAAAATAAAAAGAGGAAGTCATATTCAATGGGGAGTACTAATACTGGTCTACGCCCCCGTAGGAAACCAACCAAGAGGAAACGTTGATGGTGCCACGTAAATCAAAAGTAAAGCCAGCTATGAAAGCATTTATGGCTGGTAAGAGGACTGGTGGTACTAAAGCATCAGCTTATTCACCTGCTCCCAAGAAGAAAAAGAAAGCAAAGAAGAAATATAAAGGAGCGGCTGGACTGGCTAATCGTACAGCAGGTTTGATTAAAGTTCGGAGTAAGAAGTACTGAGATGCGTAAGTGGATTGTGGAAATCTCGTGGCGTGATCCAACTACAGATGCTGGATGGGTAGACGAAGATAACCACACAAAGAAGTTACCTATCTTGAAGTCATATGGAATCCTGATAGCTATTACAAAAACTCAGGTAATAATTGCAGGTTCCTATGACCCGGATCAGAAGAAGTATGGAGATAGATCCAAGTTTCCAAAGGGATGTGTAGAGAGTATCAGAAATATAGAGCGAGTTAAGTTATGATTGAAGATAAAGGTCACAGACAGATACCTACAAGTAGGGTGAGCACAGATGAATACAGAGATGGCTGGGAAAGAACTTTCGGCAACACAGCAAAAGATGCTGGAGGAAGAGACACGGAAGGAGAGGATACGCAGGGAGAGATCAGAGAGAGCGAAGAGAGATCTTGAAGGCAAAGGTGGTCGCCCAAAGGGTAGCAAGAATAAACTAACACTTCTAAGAGAAGTAGTGTTAGCCAAGGCTGAGAACATGGTCTTGGATGATTGGGAGGAAGTAGTATCTCAAACTTTAAAGTTAGCAAAGGCTGGCGATAGTACGTGTTTAAAAATACTTTGGGACCGAGTAACGCCGTCAATTAGAGCTGTGGATACTTCTAAAGATAGTATAGATAAAATGAATATCACCATCAATGTCGAAGGACTGGAGGTTAAAGCAGTGATGGGTGAGAAGAGTAAGGAACCTATAGAGGATGCAGAGTATGAAGAGGTTACAGTAGAATCAGATGGCTAGTTTGGACTTTAAACTCCATCCGAAGCAGATGGATATCTTTAAATCAAAAGCCCGATTTAAGATCGTTGCAGCCGGTAGACGTGGTGGAAAGACCTTTTTAAGTGCTATTATGCTCTTGATACAGGGACTGAAGAACGAGAATCAACACGGCTATGATCTTAAAGACAAGCGTGTATTCTATGTGGCACCTACGTTTGATCAGGGTAAACGTATCATATGGGATCTGATTAAAGATCTCGGAAAGGAGGTGATCCAGTCTACACTAGAGAATCAGGCTATCATTACTCTTGTCAATGGTCGTAAGATTGAGATCAAGGGAGCTGACAGGCCAGATACTCTACGTGGTGTTGGTTTAGGATATGTAGTACTCGATGAATACGCCTTCATGAAGCCAGATGTGTGGGAGAAGATCTTGAGACCTACACTGGCTGATGTACAGGGCGAAGCCTTATTCATTGGTACTCCAGAGGGTAAGAATCACTTCTATGACCTGTTCATACAGGCAGGGAATGATAAGACTGGTGAGATGGAAGCATTTAGTTTCGCCAGTATAGATAACCCCACAATCAGTAAAAGCGAGATTGAAGAAGCACGTAGAACACTTTCATCCTCAGTATTTAAACAAGAGTTTGAAGCCTCATTCTCCGCAGGTGGTGGGCAGATCTTCAAGGAAGAGTGGTTTCAGTATATGGACTCTGAACCACATGAAGGGACTTGGTACATAGCTGTAGATCCAGCGGGTTACTCAGATATGGAGTCTGTAACAGGTAACACATCTGGATTGGATGAGACAGCGATAGCTTGTGTTAAAGTAGGTTCCTATGGTTGGTATGTTGGAGATATACAACATGGCCGGTGGGGGGTACGAGAGACAGCTACAAGAATACTAAGAGCTGCACAGAAGTATAAGGCACTTGCAGTAGGTGTTGAGAAGGGATCTCTTAAGGCAGCTATAATGCCCTACTTAACTGATGAGATGCTTAGATTAGGTACATTTCCAAGGATTATAGATGTCAGTCATGGCGGAGTAAAGAAGACCAATCGTATTACATGGGCACTACAGGGTAGGTTTGAGCATGGTAGAATCTACTTCAATGAGGATGCTGAGTATCTAAGATGCGCTGAAACTCAGTTACTGGACTTCCCAAATCCACTGGCTCATGACGATTTAATTGATGCTCTGGCGTACATTGATCAGGTAGCTACTACAGATTGGGAACCTGAAGAAGATGAAGATGATGAATGGGGAGATCTTGAAACAGTAGGTGCCAGTCGAGTTACGGGATACTAAAATGTACAGACCACATAAAAACAAGTTTATGAATAATGGTGGGGCGCAGTCATTGGGACAGTTGGGACAACCTGACTACACAGTGCAGGCACCTCCACCCGAAGAATATATGACCTTTCCACAGCAGCAAGAGACAGGTTTTCAGCAACCAATGCCGGAGCAGTTTGGGAATAATGGTTCCCAATTTGGGAACGATAGTTCCCCTTTTGGGTACGATGATAAAGAAGAACGGCGCAAACGATGGATGCAGAGAAAGCAGAATAAAATGCGTGGTGGATTACAATCACTTGATAGAGGCAAGAATCTGTGGAAATAGATAAAAAGCTGTCTTTGGAAACAATCTTGTCTGGAGACAATCTGGCAGAGTTACTGCCGGATGATGATTTGGATATCATAGGTGAGTATGTACATGAGGGCTATCTAACTGATAAGAAATCCAGAGAGTCTTGGGAGGGTAAGGTAGATGAATGGACGAGTCTTGCATTACAGGTAGTAGAGGAGAAGTCGTTCCCTTGGCCTAATGCAGCTAATGTCAAGTATCCATTGATCACCACAGCGGCACTGCAATTCTCAGCTAGAGCATATCCAGCACTGTTACCCGGTACTAATCCAGTCAGGGGCAGGGTTGTTGGGTATGACAAGGACGGGAGTAAGACAGAGAGAGCTATTCGTATAGGTAAACATATGTCCTATCAAGTTCTCCAGCAGATGTCTGACTGGGAAGAGGAGATGGATCGTCTGTTGTTCGCACTACCTATAGTTGGTTGTGTGTTCAAGAAGACTTACTTCAGTGCCTCTAAAGGGCATAATGTCTCAGAGATAGTATATCCTAAAGAACTAGTTGTAAACTACTGGGCTAAGAATCTGGAAGAAGCTCCGAGGATTACACATGAGCTTGCATTCTCAGAGAATGATATTAGAGAGCGTATACTGGATGGCAGGTTCATTGAGCAAGAGTTGAAAGCAGCTTCAGATGATGAGTTACCAGATACTAATAAAGTATCCAGTGAAGCAATGGGGATGGATAAACCTGCATCGCAGGACGATACTACTCCGTATATAGCATTAGAACAATGTGTATATCTGGATCTTGATCAGGATGGTTACAAGGAACCATATATCGTAACTATCGAGGGAGAGTCAAGAAAGGTATTCAGGATTGTACCACGATTTGATGAAGATCAGATCAAGTACACAGAGAAGAATGAAGTAATCAGAATAGATCCAACTAACTACTACACGAAGTTTAGTTTTGTACCTTCACCAGATGGTGGATTCTATGACATAGGGTTTGGTATCCTGCTAGGACCAATCAATGAGACTATCAATACTCTCATTAATCAGCTTCTGGATGCTGGAACCATGTCGGTTACAAGTGGTGGTTTTATAGCTAAGGGTATTAGGATTAAGGGTGGTAAGACATCATTTGATCCCTTTGAATGGAAGGCTGTAAATACTGTTGGAGATGATTTAAGAAAGGGGCTTGTTCCTCTTCCTGTACGGGAACCAAGTCAGGTATTATTTTCCCTACTAGGAATGATGATCGAGTCTGGAGAGAAGCTAAGTTCTGTTACGGAGATTATGTCAGGAGACATACCGGGACAGAATACCAAAGCTACAGTTGCTATGGCAGCTATTGAACAGGGTATGAAGGTGTTCTCTTCAATTTATAAGCGGGTACACAGGTCACTGGCTAAGGAATATACAAAGTTATTTATTCTTAATAGTATATTCTTGGAACCAGAAGAGTATTTCAATATACTCGACGTGGGACAGGAAGGGGCTGCTCAGATAGGGTTGGAAGATTACAAGCAGGAGGATATAGATGTTATTCCTTCCAGTGATCCCAATATAGCTACTGAACAGCAGAAGATAGCCAAGATTGAGGCTATTGGATCTTTGTTACAGATGGGTACTATTAATCCTCAAGAGTATACAAAGCGTATGCTAGAAGCAACTGAGCAGGTTAATATAGAAGCCCTGATGAAGATGCCTGACCCTAAGCCTAATGAAGAGTTTGAGTTCGAGAAGCAGAAATTTAGTGACGAGTCCGAGCGTAGTTGGGCTGAGATTGAATTGAAGCAGAATGAAGCTACAGCTAAATCAGAGCGCGAGGTTGATGCTATAACCAAGCCTGATAATAATGATGCTGAATCTGTACGGAAGTATATTGCTGATCTGAATGCTGAAGTTGATCTTAAAGTAGCTAGACTTAGAGCAGAGACAGATCTTGAGATAGCAGAGATGAATAAGGGTCAAGCAACTACCCAATAGTAAAAGTTGTACTAGTAGAAGGAGTTTAGTATGTCCGCTGATGAGAAAGCTCAGGAGATTACCCGTCAAGAGTACAAAGAATGGCTGGAGAGTAGAGTGACACAGTTTGTAGCCGGTACTTTAGCACAGATGCGCATATCACATGCAGATCACTTGTGTCAAGGCCATACATTGGCTAAGGATGCAGAGAGGAGTACTGACTGGGAAGTGGGTTATATTCAGGGAATCAGTGAGTTCTTGAATATCAAGTATGATGATGAAGATAACAAGACGGTATCTTCGTATGAGCACTAAAATTGACATAGAAATTGTAGGTCATAGGGTACTACTAAAACCACACTTCGATGAAGATGTAGTTAAAGAAGGTGCTTTAGAAGGGTTTGTAATGGATGTAGGTGAGACTTTCAAGCGAGAGAAGGCTGCTACTATAGTAGGTGAAGTAGTTGGCATAGGTTCTATGGCTTGGAAGGCTTTTGATGGAGATCATCCAGATTGGGAACCTTGGGCTAAACTTGGAGATATAGTTTACTTTGCGAAGTACGCAGGTAAGTTTATAACTTCTGTGAGTGGTGAAGAGTACATTATAGTAAACGATGCAGATATTCAGGCTATATATCAGCATGCGGAGGATATAAAAGATGAGTGAATTGGCTGAAGAGACTAGTACAGAGCAAGAAAGTACAGATGAAGTTGTAGAACATACAGAGGCTGAACTGGAGGCTATCGAACATGGCTGGAACCCAGATGGCGCAGAAGGTAAACGTAATCTAAGTGCTGAAGAGTTCATGGATCGTCAACCTCTATATGATGATATACGCTCCCTGAAGAAACAGACTCGTAAGTTGCAGGATGGTATAGAAGCCATGAAGCAGATGCAGGACGGTATTCGACATAGGGAGAGGCAACAGGTAATAGCTGAATTAAACATCAAGAAGAAGGAAGCGTTGCAGGAAGAGGATTATGATGAGGTTATCAAGATTGATGATAAAATCCTAGAGACTCGGACTGAAACAGAGGAACCTAAAAACAATATAGCTTTTGAAACTTGGGTTGAAGATAACCAATGGTATGCAGAATCCGACGATATGAGGGGCTATGCTGATATGATTGGGGCAGGTTATTACCAACAGAATCCTAATAAGAGTAAATCTGATGTATATGAGTACGTGACTAAAGAAGTCAAAAAGCGTTTTCCAGATAACTTTAATACTGGTAATAAAAACAGGCGTAACGCCAGTCCAGTAGAAAGTGCAGAAAAGGGACGTGCTGGTAGAGAGAGAGTTACTAAATATAAGGTGAGCGATCTACCTGAGGATGATCGTAGGATAATGCGCACTATCTTGAGAGCTGATCCCAAGATGTCCGAGCAAGATTATCTTAAGAGTTATTTCGGCTAACAGAGCTAAGGAGAATATATTATGGTTACAACTAAAGGAATACAGGCAAAAGGCCGGTCTACCACGAAGACCTCTACGCGAACAAGTCGTAAACCCAAGCGCATTCCCCTGAGTGGGTCTAGAAAGCGTATGCACATTGAAGAAGAGTTTAAAGATCCTAATTACCACTATGCGTGGATTAATGATCAGAAAGACTTAATCTTCCGTGCTAAACGCGGTGGGTATGAAAATGTTACTATATCGGAAATCCCTTCGTGGGGAGTCGCTGATGTAGACACGGGTAGTAGTACTACTGAAGTTATTTCAATGAAAGTTAATGCAGACACATTTGCATTCTTGATGAAACTTCCTATGGAGTATTACCTTGAAGACAGAGCTGCGATGGATGCTCTAGTGGATGCTCGTGAAGCAGACATGAAAAAAGGCTTGAACAGTGGAGATGGTGGTACTTATGGAAGTATTAAGATTGAATAATAAGTCAACCATATCTCTTGTTCTTAATTTTAATATATAGGAGATATAATTATGGCTAATGTTGATCGCCCTAACGGGGCTTGGCCTGTCGGTACATTGAGTGGTAGCCCTTGGGCAGCTTCTGTACGCGCCTATCAGTTGGATGCAACGCATTCGGCTATTTTTGTAGGTGATTTAGTACAGATGACTGCGGACGGTTATCCTGATGTGTATGCAGCGGGTGAGACTGGCTTTATTGGTGTTTGTGTTGGTGTACTGCCAGCAACAGCTACCACTGTAGGTGGTGTAATGGGAGATAATGCTCTTTCAGCAACTACACCAACTCTGTCAGGTACAAATGCACTTAATTCAGCAGCTAACGCTACAGATATTATTTTGGTGTGTACTGCTCCAGATGCTATCTACGAAATGCAAGAAGATGGTGTTACTACGCCATTGACGCTTGCAGGTGTAGGAGCGAATGTAGAGATTATTAATGGTGGTGGTAATACGGCTTCAGGTCGCTCTGGTATGGAGATTGATTCTGACACTGTGGCTCAAACAGCTACGTTGCCTTTCTTGCTACTTGGCATGGTGAATCGTCCCGGTAATGAGTTAGCATCAGTTGATGCAACTAAACCTTGGACTCGTTGGCAGGTAACTCCAGCAAATCATCAGTTTAATGTAGCGGCCGTTGGCCTTTAAGGGAGGAGATAAATTATGCCTATTAATACTGGTAGTTTTGCTAAAGCCCTCTGGCCGGGAGTTAATTCTTGGTACGGACAGGCTTACGATGAACATGGCGTAGAATATACGGATTTGTTCGATACTGAAACCTCACGGAAAGCGTACGAAGAAGACATGGGTACTAGCATGTTTGGTCTTGCGGCTGTTAAGCCTGAAGGCAATGCAGTCTCTTACGACACTGCACAGCAAGGGTTCTTGACTCGCTACACGCATGTAACGTATGGTCTGGGTTTTATCATTACTCGTGAAATGGTTGATGATGACCAGTACGATGTGATTGGTAAGAAACGTTCTCAGGGTCTTGCTTTTTCAATACGTCAGACTAAGGAAGTGGTTGCTTCTAACGTGTATAATCGTGCTGTTACGGCTGGTTACACAGGTGGTGATGGAGTTGTACTTTTAAGTGCTAGCCATGTGAATGTTGCTGGTGGTACTTATTCTAATATCACTACAGCAGCTACACTGTCTGAAGCTACTCTTGAGGATCTGTGTATTGATATCATGGAGGCTAAGAATGATCGCGGTTTGAATATCGCGCTTATTCCACAGTGTCTTGTTATCAATCCTAATCTGGTCTTTGAGGCAGATCGTATTCTGAACTCTCCTTTGCGGGTGGGTACTGCGGATAACGATCTTAATGCCATGAAGAACATGGGTAAGTTCCCCGGCGGTGTGAAGGTTAATCACTACATTACGGACACGAATGCTTACTTCATTAGGACTAACTGTCCCGATGGTATGAAGCACTTTGAACGTAGGAGTGATGACTTCACGATGGATAATGATTTCGATACCGATAATGCCAAGTATAAGGCTACAGGTCGTTACAGTTTCGGCTGGACTGATCCTCGTGGTCTGTATGGTAACATGGGTGCGTAATCGTTAAGTTACATGGTCCCCTCTTCGGAGGGGACTTTATTAAATCATAGATCGCTGAAAGACGCGAATTGACCCCGGACACGGGAGGAATATAATATGAGTACTACACATTTTAGTGGGCCAGTCGATGTTGGCTCAAGTAAGTATGAAGCAATTACAACTACAGCAAAGACTATAACTCATGCAGATTCAGGTAAGACTTTCTTACTTGGGGGTACTGGTGTAGCTATTACAATGCCAGCACAGAAGGCTGGATTTAATTGTAAGTTTGTTACTGATGCTGTATTTTCAACTGATTATGTAATAACATTTCCTACTGCTGCATGTGCTGGCCCTATCATTGAGGCTGGTGTTATTCAAACATGTACAGGAGCAACAACTCTTACATTGGAAGATGGAGCAGAGGCACTTGGGGATGTAATTACTGTTGAGTACACTGGCACACTCTACGCTATTACTGGGCAGTTCCAAACTGCTGCATCTATTACTGTAGCGTAATTAGTACCCTCCCTTGGAATAGTCTGAGGGAGGTATTTACTAAATAATATGGAAGTTGTCAGCACAGGATAGTGCTCGATCTTTTGATCTAACTTCTGAGGAGAAATAACGATGTCGATGAATGTTTTAGATGGTAATAGGATTCCAGTGGGTTACGAACAATCTGCTGATCTATCTACTGTACAGACACTAACTATTCCAACTAATGCTAGGGCAGCGCTTATCCAAGCAATTGATAATGATGTTAGTTGGAGGGATGATGGCACTAATGCAGGTGTATCTGCTGGTGGTACGGCTGGAGGTATGATATTAGCAGCAGGTGACAGCTTTCTATATATTGGGCAGTTAGAGAAATTCACTGCTATAGAAGCAGTTGCTGCATCTACTGCGTATATAAATGTGAGTTACTACAAATAAGATGGCTCGCTCATACGCATATACAGCTATGAATAGGTACGCTCCTATGCAG